CTACTATTTCTTCGTCTATTAAGTCGTACCCTTCAGGTTCGTCTTCACCGTATTGTTCTATAAAGTTATCAAGTTCTGTTTTCTCTTGACTAAATTCTTCATTTGGTTCTTCTAATGGATCTAACCCAAGTTCACCTCTTAATTCGTCTTGTGTCATAACATCTTTAAGCGTTTCGTTATCGAACTTAGTAGTAATAGGTGTAAGCTGTTTAATACTTACAGGAAGGTTCATATCATTTACTTCAAATATCTTAGACAATGTCTTTAGTATGTTTGCTTGGAAAGGAGAAATTACGGTTGTTTGATACACTTCGAAGGCACTGTTAAGTTCATCTACATTTGAACCTAAACCACCGCCTGTATCTCTTATACCCATTAATAAAGGACTTGTAATTCTGTGTCCACAGAGAATGTTTGTAACGAGTAATTCCTGAAGTGCTAAATATTGTTTATCCTGATTTGATACGCTTATAGGTGTTATAGTTGGTTCGTTTTCTTTTCCGTCTGAAAAGGTTAAAACAAACTTACCTGCATTTGTAGCCCCTGCAAACTTTCGTTCTATCTGTCTTTCTATCTGAATTCTTTCTTCACGGCTAGGAATTCCATTATTGAAATTTATGAAGTATGAACCACTAAATCCGTTTTTTATATTCGCTAAATGGTATTCGCTAACCATTTGGTCGGTTAAGCACCAATTTACACAACCACTGTAGTCAGGTGTTCCGTAAACTTCCATAGAAGGACTATACAAACTAGAATAAAGTATTTGGTTTGCTGAAGTTCTATCTTTTGTGTTAAAAGCTTTGATAGGTGTAGGTCTGTTTGCTGCTTTTCGTGTGTTACCCCAATCTGAAGAAATGTAATAAGTATCTATAATACCCCTTTCGTTGGGTAATCCTGCCCTGATTTTCTCGCAAGGTATGTGATATATCTCTGAAATAGTTTGTCTGTCCTTTGACCAAATAATATTAAGGGCGTAAGCACCTTGAAGCTTGAGGTCAAAAGCTATTTTGTCCATAACCTCCTGTAATGTTTCTTTAGAGTTCGCAGAATTGATAAACTTTTTAAGTCGTACTAAAGCGTCTAAGTTAGTTTCATCTTCTATTGTAATCCCTGCCCCTGAAATCATAGCAGCCGTCTGATTACAAATTGCAGCGTGTGTACTAGAGTTGTAATAAAGGTCAATTAAGAATTGAGGATATAAATTGCGATAGTCCTTAGTGCCATATTCAATCCAATCCTTGCCCGACACTTCACATATTACAGGTGCAGTTTGTGTTTCTAAATTAACTATTCCAAGATGTTCTAGTAATTCGTTATTCTTCTTCATACCAACCATTATCTGTGTTATTTATTAATTCAAGTAATTCTTCATTTGTATAAGTAGCTGCTAAAGAAAAATAAGCAGGAGTTTCGTTAAAAGAAACTATTGCTTTTGTGCCATCTAAATTTCTTCTTGCAGTATCTTTTGAAGTAGTTAGTAATTCAGAAAAATCTAAATTATCTAATTCGCTTATATTTACAATAGTGTATTTTTTCATTTTAAGGTGTGTCTGTACCCCAAGTAGGTGAATTTGTTAATGTTCCATTATTTCCTTTTCCTGAACTATCTATTGCTACCGTTCCTGCACCTTCTTCTATTTTCCAATAACCAACAAGCCCTGCCATTCCTGTTAAGTCAGTAGGGCTACCACTATTATATAAAGTCGTTGCTGAAACAACCCTATCAAATACTGCGACTTCATTTAGTAAACCTTTCCAAAACATTGCAGCTTGTGTACTTTGCCCTATATCGCAAAGCGTATTTGTGCCTGAATAAGTGCCAAGTGAACCTGTTGTTGCTTTTAATACTCCATCTAAATATATTTTCACTTCGTCTGCACTTTCACTCCAAGTGCCTACAAGGTGATGCCAATCAGTATCGCCTTCTATTGTCTCTCCTGCACTTATATAAGCGTGAGTAGCAGTGCCACCCCCTTTATGTGTCATATACGTTTGATTATTTGAAGCATGATACCATAATGCTATATAGTTATTAGTAGTACCATCAACTTGCGTTCTCAACACATAACACCCTGCGCTTGTTGTCTCTAATTTTACCCAAGCTGAAATAGTACCTACTGCACCATTAATACTACTAGCTGCACCATCCATTGTAATGTATTGGTCTACACCATCAAAATCTAAGCTATAATTATCGTGGTGTATACTACTTTTTATGTTAGCCCCAAAACCTAACTTCATTATTCACTCGTTTTTTCGTCAGTTTCGTAATAACATATTGCAACCCCTGCCGATAGATTTATTGCCGTTACCCTTCCATATATAACTGTACCTGCTGCGACAGTTGTATTGAGGTTAGCAATAGCTGAACCTTCAACGGCTGTTGCACCTGCAATAGCAATAGAAGTTATAGTACTCGTTGTTATAAAGTGTACTGCATAATAGTCCTTGCCTGTCATAGCAGTAGTGGCTATTACATCACATTTACCTTTTCCTAATTGTTCTCTTAATAGTGTGTTGTTGTTATCTATTAAACTCATTTTTTATTTTTTTTATTGTCCGTAATATATATAATTTGTTGCACTTGGTTCAGGGTGTTCAGTATACCTAACCTGTTCATCCCCTGGTTGTTCTGTTACATAAAGTTTTCCCTCTTCTACTTTTCCTTGCACTATTCCGTGGTCATCATTAACTACTAAAACATTATCTTCATTTATTGGTGCTCTCCCTGATGACAAAGTAACTGTACCTATCCAACTAACTTCGTATATTTCATATTTCCAATATCCAAAAGGTGTAAAATTTACCCTACCTAAAAAGACATCTTCTGTTGGATTGTAATTTATTGTTACTTCTGTGTATCTTTGCCAAACCCTATTAGCGTCATAATGTGTTTGACTTTGACCGTAAGCATAAACTACCCCTTTATCCATATCATTTGTGAACTTAAATAAAAGGCGTATTTTACTTGAAGCAACTGAAGTATTTATCCTTTTTTCTTCTGTTGTAACATAAAAAGTTCCGTTAAATCCGTAAGTTATATGTAACATATCACTATATAATAGAAAAACCTTAGAAATATTTGTAAATCAAAAAGGGGGGTTTCCCCCCCTTCAAGAATTATGAAAACAAAGTCCGAAGAACTTTGAGTAGTTTATTTAACTCTAACTTTCTGTAATAGTTATTGCAACACTTCCATTAAACGCTGTATTATCGAATGGTGAAGTAGTGTAATCTGCGACAGTTACCATAGGGTATGTTTGATTGGCTTCGAATGTCCATTCGTAGCCGTTGAAATCTCCTAAAGCACTACCTGCTGCATTTGTGCCACCACTAATAGTACAACCATTGTCAGTTCCTAAAGCAAAAATTACATTTTTACCTGCTGAATTTAGCGCATTTGTTTCTACAAAAATAAGTAAAGTATTTTGTGCTAAAAGCTTCAATTCATTCTGATCTTCCTTCGACAATTTGTGAAGTTTAATCGTAACAGAAGGAGTATAGAAAACAGTCCCATTTTCAGTACTCGCTGAAACTGTCTCATTTAGCGAACCAGCACCCCTTTTTAAATGATATTTAAAGAGTTCATCATCACTACCCCCTGAACCCCCAGCAAATTCTAGGTCTGTCAATTCGCTAGAAGCAATAGTAGTAGCATCCCAATCAATATCTTCGTATTGAGCAAAATAAACGGCTTTAATTCCACCCGTAGTCGTAAGGCAGCCCCCTAATCCTCTACCCTTGGTTAATTCACACGCCATTTTATTTAGTTTTTAAAGTTAATATTACGATTGATAAGTAAAATCTGCATCTACACCTACATTAACTCCTGCCGTCCACAGGGCTACAAAACGGATATTTTGACTGCCGTCGAGTTCGGACATGTCCAAAACTTGCACTTTATTATAATCCATATCTAAAGCAGTTGAAGTTCCGAAATATAAGTTAGATTTTTGTCCTGCATACATAATATTGTCTGCGAGACCACTTACAACAGCGATTTTTATTCCTTCAAATTCTGGAGTGTATTGCCCCATATGGTTAAAAGGAAAAGCACTTAAAGCAGAAATTGCGTTAATGTAAAATCTGTACGTCTTTTTGTTCATGTAGATATAAAGGTCATCCTTGCCATAAACTGATGTTGGAATGTCAGCAGCTAAAGTACCTAAATTTGCTACAATGTTAGCAGCAGAATAAGCAGCAGAAGCAGTAGAAGCTGTCATACTACCTGAATAAGAAGTAGTGATACCGTTAAACTGTCCTGAAGTAGCTGTTGTACCTGCCCAAAATGAACCTTCAATACTATCTGCTATAACTGAAGCAACATAAGATGTAACAAAAGCAACGAAATCATCTTCTTGTGCGAACGACCAATCGCTTAAAAGCGTTTTTCGGCATATATCTTGATTTACCTGATACTGTTCTACTTCTAAAACATTCTCGGTCATTGTGAGTGTAGAACTTTCTTCGCTAAAGTCACAAGTTGCGTCTTTAACTAAGTTTGAATTTGTGAGAGTGTTTAGAACTTCTTTATAGTTCACGGCATCTCTTACCGTTGAGTACTCTAAACTGTCTGCACCTTTTAAGGCCGCATGAAGATACGCCCCCGCCTGACTTCCAGCATACGTACTCGATGTGATTGTTAAACCCATTTTCTTAAATTTTTATTATTAATTATTTTTTATATTATACCAATATTTTTCTTTCCTTGAAAGGTTTCTGTATTCATCTTTAGATAATGTTTCCTTTTTAGGTTCATTAAATTTAGAAGTTTTTACAGGTTTGTCAGCAGGTTCTTTAGAAAGCTTTTCTATTTGTGAGGATAGTTCTTCTTTTTCTGTTTCTAAATTTCCGTTTGCTTCTTTCAATTCGTTTATTTCTGATTTTAACTCTTCAATGTCAGAAGTTGTCTTAGCAACTAATTCATCAACAACTGCTTTTACTTCGTCAATAAAAGCTACCTTATCAAATTCAATTTCTTTAGTTTCTTTGATTTTTTTAGGTTGTCTTTCTTCTTCAGTAGCTTCAACTTCTTCAGTTTCTTCTTCTTCCACTTCTTCTTCATCAGTTTCACTTTCATAAAGTTCCGCTACAATCCCTTCTTCTTTAACAGAAAATCCTTGACCATCTTCTGTTTCATATTCACCAACAGGCAAAGGCATTTGACTTCCGTCTTCTGCAAGTACTGAAATAGCAATTCCTTCAGCTAAAGCTTCTGCTTCAGAAACGATAATAGTTCCGTCAGTTAGCTTGGCTTGGAATTCTAATTGCACTTCGTTATCAAGTCCAAGTGCTGTTAAGATTTGTTTCTTTAAATTCATAAGTTCTTTTTTAGGTTCTGTTATATAATAGAATATTTATTTATTTATTTGATTTTTAGATTATTTTAAGGTTTAAACTTATATATGTCAGCCCAAGCCGCATCTATATCTTTTCTGTTTTGAAATATAATATCTACTGTTTTTCCATAATCTTTATAAGCAGGTATATCTGTAATATCTACACCTAATTCTTTTGCTGCCTTTTCTAATGCATTAAACTCTTTTAAATTATTTTCATAAATATCAGCGTTTTTATCTTTTAAATCATCTTTCTTTCCCTCTAATTGCTTGAGTTTTTTTTGTAAGCTATTAAAACTGCTTTCTGTTTCTTTAGCGTCTTTCATATATTTTATTACATCTTTTTTTGCTTGATTGGCTTTTTTTAATAAAGTTGTTAAATCTTTAGCCCCCAACTCAACCTTAACCTTACCTTCTGCTTGTAGTTCTTTGTATGCAGTTCTTATTTGTTCGTCTGTTATTGCTTTACTCATAGTTTCCATTCTGTCTATAAAGTAACCTTCTATTGAAAGCCCTTTCAAAGTTCCATCCTTAATCTTACTCCAAATTTCGTCATTTTGAACGGACATTTTCACGAACCACGTTCCCAAAGGCAATCCTTTAAAGCCGTAAAGATTTGACTTATCTTGTTCGCCTTCTTTTATCCAACTTTCAACAGTTAATACTCCTGAAACTCTGTCTTGGTGTTCGTAGGTTGCTTTATGGTGGTTATTGTGTTTTAAATATAAAGCTGCTGCTTGTGCTACTGTTTCTTTCGAAAAGTACACATAGTAGTCGCTATCTGTCTGCGGGTCGTATCTAAAGATTTGTTTGTTTGGTATAAGTGCAGGACTGATGAGCATTCTTTTTTCTTCGTCTATCTTTGCGAAAGTTAGATTGTTCTTTTCTTTTCCAAAAAATACAAAAGTTTCTTCAATCGCAGGAGAGGACACAAGCGATATTGCGTCTATCGTGAGTTCTTGACTATCGTCTGAAATAACTAATTCTACAATTCTTGTTTTTTTCTTTTTCATAATTGATTTTTAGTAATTACCTTATAGACGGGTATTTTAAATCGTTTATTTGTCTTTTAAGTTTTGTATTTACTTCTTCTAATTTAGCAACTTCTTTAATATCAGTAACTTTAACGCCTAATTGTTTAGCTGATTGTCCTGCTTCTTTTATTTTACTTAAATTTCTTTTTATTTGTGCTTCTACTTCTGTCGTTAGTGTCTTTGTTTTTTCGTATAAATCGTTGTACGTTTTTCTTGACTTATCTATTTTCTCAACAACTTTTTTAGAATTTTTTATTGTAGTTTCACTTTTAGTATTTAACTTTTTTAAATCATCTACTATTCCCAATTCAATTCTTTTAGATTTTAGTTCAGTACCTTTAAGGTTTTCTAATTTTTGTAAGTATTCTTTGTACATTGTTTTCTTTTTTATATAATAGATATTTTTATTGTTTATTTGATTTTAGATAGTAGCCCTTCGTCTTATGTTGGCTAATTTGTTTTGATTGTTTGTTATATCGTCAGAAACTACATAAGCACGTGCAGGTTCAGGTTCTACACCTTCACCTAATGTAAAAGCCCCACTAGCCACTGTTGTACTAGGCATACTTGGTGCAGAAGAAGGAGCACCACCACCTCCACTCGGACCTGAAGAACTTGCACTTTTAATTGCTGCTATATTTTTCAATCCTGCTGCAACTGCTGCTGCTGCTGCAATAGCTCCCAACACAGGACCTACATAAAGTATTCCTGCCATAGAAGCGTAAGCTGCTTGTGCTGACTTATAAGTATCTATCGTAGCTTGTACTATTGCCATAGCTTTACCTGCTTCCGTTTCTTCACCAAGTATCTTAGCCATATTACCTGCTGTTTGTGAAGCCATACCTAGCTGTTGTTCAGAACTCATTTCAGACCATTTAACAATATCTTCTTGATTGCTTTTTACAATATCAGCTTTTTGTCTTTCATATTGAGCCGTAATAGCAGCAGTATCAATTCCTGCTTTTTTTGCCATTTTTACTTTTAACTCGTAAGCTTGTTCAAGTTCGGCTAACTCTCGTGCTATACCATCAAGCCCCTCTAAAAGAAGTTCATTTTTTACTTCCCCTAATTCTTTTTCTAAAGCTACTTCGTTAGTTAATTGTTCGCTTCTAAATCCTGCCACTTGTGCTTCCACTCCTGCCCTATCATTTAAAGCTTGTTGATAAGCAACTTGTAACTCTATATTTTCTTTATTTGCAGACAACTCTAAAGCAGCAGAAGCAACTCTAGTATCTGCTAACTTTAACATTTCAGCTTCTTGTTCGTCTAATATTTCGCCTAACTTCGTATTGGCTGCTATTCTTTCTGCAAAGGTTTTAGTTTCGTCATCTCTAATTTGTCTTTGTAACTCTGCTTGTCTGTCATATTTTTCAATAAGCCCCTGAATACCTGCTTCTGCTAGTTTTGAATTATTTTGTGCAGCAGTAGTTGCCTTTGCTTGTTCAATATTGGCTTTAATACTTATTTCAGATATACCTTTAACGGCTTGTTCACCAATAGCTGCTATTTCACCAATAGCGTCTCTTGTATTATTGTATACATCTTTCCCTGCATCAATAGCTGCTAATCCTACATCTAAAATATCTTCTTTCGTAGCTTTTATATCTTCCCTTAACTCTGCCATCTTCTTTTCATCACCCCCACCTAAGAAACTATCTTCCCAAGCCAACATAGCACCTTGAACTGCTAACTTAATAGCATAAAAAGACATTTTTAAAGGTGTTAGTGCTATGGTCATTAACCCACTTATAACCTTAGTTAGTCCATCAAATCTATCAGATGATTTTGTTACCCAACCGTACACATCTACAAGCACGTCTATTACTTGGTTAAAGGTCGTTGATACAGCAGTCATTACTGTATTAACAGTATTCATTACTTTTTGGTTTCTTCCTAACGCTTCTTTAAGTGCATTGAATGCTGCTGCTAGAACTGCTATAATCCCTAACCCTTTTAGTGCAGTTCCGACTTTATTTACTGCACCTCTTAATAATCCAAAACCTTTAGCACCTTTACCTGCGGTTTTAGATATTTTTTCAGTTTGCTTTCCTGCTGTTTCTAAGCTATCGCCTAACTTTTCAGCGTCTTTTGCTACACCCTTTATATTTGATTTTATATTAAAATCTAATTCTTTATCTGCCATATCTTAAAATGTATCAGTGCTTAATTTCTTTTCTGTTAGTTGAACACTTGCAAACCATTGAATGTTTACATTTGATGTGCCTGTTACTTCTACTGTAATATTGGGGTCTGTTACTGCTGCCATTTGTGCCGTTCCTGTTGTACCTACACTTGCTATTGTAGTTGAACTTTGCGACCAAGTTAAGTTATAACCGTTATCTACTTGCACCGCCCCCTTTATTTCTATATATTTATAATCTCCTGCTGTACCACTTGAACCACCACTACAAAGCCCTATTACTTTAACCTCAAACCCTAATATAGAGTTATTTTGTACTGCTAAATAAGAACTTGTATCGCCTTGTATTGTTAAATCAGTTGCAGTATTATTTGTTGTACTTCCTGCAAATTGTACAATAGAAGTTTGATTGCGACCTAAAGCTTCACCACCACCAATAACTACTTCAGATTGTCTTATTACCTTTCCATAAGTACCCCCTAAAACTGAAGCATTTTTTATATTATTTTCTACTTGGTGGTTTTCGCCACTTATTATAATGTTTCTATTGTTCCCTTTTGTTGTGTTTTTTTGTCCACTTATAAAAGTATTTTCTGTTGAACCTTCTACTTTGTTATTTCCGATATTAGTATTGGTTGTGTTTTTAAATAATTTACTTATTTTAAAACTTGAAGGAAAAGCTGAACAAGTATTATTTACCCTATTCCATTTATACCCGTAAGCTTCACAACTTATTTGATTAGGTGAAACATCATTAGTTCCGTCTGTAAAAATTACCCTCCCAGTTGGTGAAGTTTCTTTTGGTTTTATTTTGTGTCCTTTTTTATATTCCATTATGGGATAAGTATAAATTCAACTTTTGCTAAAGTGTTTGGCTTGTATTCTATCTTGTTTACCCTATATTCCCTGTTCTTAATAACCACCACATCATAGAACTTAAAATTTTGAATGTCGGCAGGGCTTAGATTTACTTTCAAAGTCATTACCCTAGTGTCTGAATGATAAAGCTCATCATAATAAGGTGAATAGTAAGTATTATATAGATTGTCTATTGGAGCAGCACCTACTGAAATTAATTGACATTCTCCAAAATTATAATCTATTGTTGTTGATATAGTAGGTATTTCTGAAATATGTGCAAACTGCAAAAATGTAGTTAGTGTAGTTGCCACGCCCCCGTTTTGAGCAGGTACAAAATAATTATTAGCTGTTGTAAATTGTTTGACCCCTATATTATAAAGTATTCTAGGTGCATTTTCAAAATCTTCAAATTCTGTACCGTCATCATTTCCTGAATAAATATGCGGTATTGTTAAGGTGCTGTCAAAAAGGTCTGTTGCCGGTCTTATTAATGTAGGGGCAAAAGGTGTAGCTACTATTTCTTCTTCATCTGTCAAAAGGGTAAATCCTGAAGCATTAAATCTTTTAGTTCCGTAAAGATAACCTGTTGTTGCTTTTTTATATACATTTAAAGCATAGTCGCTATCATCATCCTCATAAGTAAATTTTACTTTCTTTTTTAATTCTAAAGGTTTTAAATTTATATCTGATATATCTACTTTTTCAGTCCAATCTCTTTTAGTGCTATTAGGATTGGTTATAAATATATCTGCATAAGGTTCTATTCTTAAAATATCATCTTCACTAACTACTACTAGATTAAACATAGTGAAAATCCCTTTTAAAAATTCCCATTGATTTGTTTCGCCCCTTATAGCGTGTAATAAAGCTGAAGTAGCAGTTTGAACAGAAGTTAGCTGATATCTAACTATTCCTGGTTGTAGATGAAAACCCTGACCTCCAGGAGTATGCCCATTAATTGTAGCATAATAATCACCATTTCCTTGCAAAATTTTACCTGATATGTCTGATTTGAAAACGCATTTTAAAGTATCGCCGTCATTCATTGTAACTGTAAAACTACCAACATTGGGGTATCCCCCATATTTTGTTTCATTATCAGGTCTAGTATTATTCGTTGGGGTAGCACCCCCACAAGCTGCAATAGTGCCTGTTTCGGTGTCTATATGGTTTATATTAGTTCCGTCAAAGTGCTGCCATTCAATAATAAAATATCTTGCTGAACTATCAAGATTATATAAATAATGTTCATACTGAACCTGTACGGTTGTATTGTCATTAGTTGCAGTAAAAGTATCATTTCCTGATATGTATGTAGCTGCTACCCCTGTTGGATTTTCCCCCCCTAAGAAGTTTATTTGTAAATCAGTAAAAGAAGTTCCCGCAAATACTTCGGCTACCCCAACAGAACCATAAGCTGCGGTAGATTTCCATTCATAATTTCTGTACCAAAAGAGTTCAAATACTTCACTACTTCCTAACCCTTGCCCCCAATTAAAGTCCATAAATAACTTCTTAAAATCAGTAGTATTTAAAAAGGTCGAAGTGTATTCAAATCCTGCTTCTGTAATTATCCTATCTATTAAATATTTAACTTGTACCCAAGGTCTAAAAACTTGCTCTAAATTATCAAGCTGAATATTATTATTTGCATCTAAAGTCCAATCCCCCCTCCAATTTACAAAAGGATATTTTAATACATTTGTATGGTCTGTTGGGCTTGTTATACCACTATCATAAGCATAAGAAGATGTTGTAATAGCATTCTCTAACTCTAACCCTGTTGTGTCATCCCAACTATTTTGTACATTTGTAATTGTATAGTCGTGTTGAAGTTCTGCAAAGTTAATATCTGAAAGTATCTTAGTATCAAGTATGTCTTTTAGTGTAACTGCTTCTGAATACATATTAACATTGTAGCTTATCTCTCCTTCTTTGTCGTTGATATCTATTAGTTTTAAAAACCCCTCAAAAAGTGTATAACTATCTTCTTTTAATATTGCTCTTGTTTTTATATAAGGATTAAAACTGAAAGTATCTGTACTCCTTGTAACTTCAAATATATGTCCGAAAATCTTATTGTTTCTTTTCGTGTTTGGTAAATGAAAATCCTTAGAATAGCTTTGTGTTTTCTCTGCTACATTTTTAAAATCATCCATGCTTAAACTTAAAGGTATAGCTTCTTCTTCATATAAATCACAAATGACTTGACCATCTGTAAGGTCAGATGCAACGGGAATACACTCTGTTATTGAAACTTCACTTATTACAATACTACTTCCATTATCATGACGGTAATCTAGCACTAGCACTTCTTCAGAGTGTTGTGCATAAAATTGAACAGAATAAGTGGAAGGAATAGTAAGAAATTGACCTACATAACAAGATAAACTGTGGTAAGTCGTGCCACCTGCAATCCAATTAGTAGCAGATGTATTTCCTATATGTAAATACCCCCCTGCTGCACCTGACGTAATTGTTATTTTTAATTCATAACAATTATATACACTCAAATTAGAAATTAATTGATACACCCCTGAACTTGAAGTAGACGAACCATTAGAAGCTAAAGTTAATCCTGAAGTAGAAATAGAAGGTGCAGATACATTTGCAAAAGTTCCTCCTGTTGAATTAAACCCTTTCCAAGCACTAATAGGCGCACTATTTGTTACTGCATAATTAGACGGTTGTGAATTTGAAGTGGCAGTATTAGAAGTTATCCCTGTTATAAAATTTGCCCCTGCTACATATTGATTGAATACAGAAGTAAAAGTATAAACTCCATTATAATTTTGTGGATATAATATAAGTTGTGTAGACATTTAAGACCTTTGTATTCGTTTATTATGAGACATTTCTATTTCTAAAGTATATTGTTTTAGCTTATCATTTGCCGTAGTTTTTTTTGTATAGCTTGAAGATTTTATTACGCAGGGCTGAACGAATTTATTTATTGCATCAAACCATACCACGCCTGACGCAGTACCTTGCCCTGTCCAATTAGAATATTCTTGTAATACAAAAACATCAGGGCTTGTGAATAGTTCTTCTAACCAAGCTGACGCTTCTTCTGTTACAAAGTCCGATTGTAATGTAATTACTTCTTTTGAGTTCGTTGAGAATGTTTTTTGTCCACCTTGATAGCCGTACTTTTTATAAGTCAATTCATTCCAAGTACCTTTAATCTGTTGATATGTTTCCCTTTTAGAGTTTATTTTTCTTACATTCTTTTTTGTGAAGTTAAAGTAATCCCAAGTTCCCAATCTGTTTAGCCAAGTTACCCTAAACTTTTCAAACCCCCTGCCATCACATTGGTTGTAAAAATAATAAGTATCTGAAATTGTTGCCCCCGCATCATCATAAGCAATTACCGTATAATAATCCCAATTTGTAGGTATTGTATTTCCTACACCTGTCAAGTTTGCTGTTCCTACACCTACATAACACATTTTTCTATATGCTTCAATACTACTAGCAAACGATATACCCCCTGATGAGGGTTGATTAATTAAGTCGATTGGTGTACCTACGATACTGCCATTATAATAAAACTTAATTTGTACGGAACTTGGACTGTTTTGACTAGCTAATGCTGAACTAACTTGCTTACCATATAAACTACCTACTCCGATATTTTGACCTTCTTGAAAAAAGGCAAGTGTATGATAATCAGCACTTCCGATATATTGGGTTGTTGGTGAATTTGTTAGAAATTTAGAAGAAGCTGCATTTAATACGTAATCGTGCCTATCATAATTATATCCAAAATATCCTGTGGTATCCATAATGTCCAAAACATCATCTTCTTGCCTTACTGCATTATGTATGTAATAATCGGAAGAAGTTAGACCTGCTACTGTTGATACAGTACCTGTTTGTGATGTCGCAAATTCAATAGAAAATCTTATAGCAAAATTCTTTACACTATTTCTAACTAAAGAAAATTCATCTATTTGATGTATGGAATGAGGTTGGCTGTCTGTATAAATTGCCCCGTCTTTCTTTGTGTATCTAGGCGTTCCGTTCCAATCTAAGGTATGCCCCCCCAAGTATTCAGGACTTACATAAGCTTCTAATATTCGTGAAAAGTCAAATATACCTACCCCTGCATTATTTGGTGATGCCTTTAATGTTGCTATTTTATCAGAAGATAATGTACTAGAAGCATTACCCTCTGTTGTTAAATATATTTCAGCAATAAACTTAACCTTATAATGGGGGTTTAAAAATGACCCTGCAACTAATGGTCTATCTTCTACTACAAAAATTATCTCTTCATTTGACGCTACCATTTTGTATAATGGTGATTGTGTTATTATCATACTTCTAGTGTTTCAAAATGTGTTAATATATCTGCTTTAAAATTTTCAAGTAAATCAATATCAAATGTAGCAAGTTCTATACTCATAGCTTTTGAAAAGAAAGAGGTTGAAGCAAGACCCTCTCTTTGTATTGACTTGGAAAATAACATAGCTAAACTTTTTGTTTTAATAAACCTTCCTGTTTCTTTATCCCTTCCTTTAATTCCTTTTCTGCTTATCCATTTCATTAAAGCCCCTATGTTTGGAGAATTACCAAGACCAGCTTTATATTTAAAAGGGCTTCTTTCTCTTTTGCCGAATACATTGTGATAAGTTCTTGTTGTCTTAGTTCCTGAAACTCCCTTATCTACAAAGGCAGCATAATCAGCACCTTTAAAAACTAAGTTGTACCCTTTGTTAGTTGCTTCTAATCGGTACTTTAAACTATCACTTAGCTTTCCACTCTTGCCCTTTGCATTTAAGATTTTTTTACCCCTTTTTATTACTGCTTTCGCAAAACTTCTTAAATACTTTTCTACATTATTTGTTTTTAGTGTTGCCACTAGATACTAGCTACAAATATTTCTACACTTATATCAGAACCTGCTGTTGGTCTTGCTTGTATACTTGCTATGTCTGCCATTGTACCAAACGAAGGGCTAGTATCTGCTTCTGCTAACATAGCATCATCTGTTCTGCAAAGAATATGAGAATGTCCTGCTTGTATATGTACTTGATATAAGGTTGCTGCACCTACTACTGCTAGTTCCATATCGTATTCACTTGATAAATTAGTTACCCTTACATACTTTGCTCCCTGTGCATCAATAGCCCCTACGCTATCGTAAACATTTGTAGCGAATGTTGCTATGGTAGTTGTTTGTAAAGCAGGGCAAGTTACTACCCTTTCAAAAGTGTCTATGATACTTGATATTGTTAAGGTGTTTGTTGTTCCTCTTACGCTTCCATTTAAGGTTACGCTCTCGGAAATTGTTACTGATAAATCTGCCATTTTATTTTATTTTATATATTATTTTTGGTGGTATTAATTGAATTATAAATCTTCCTATTTTTATTTTACACATATATCGGTTGTTATTGGAATGTTACAAGTATCGTATACCCATTCTATTACAATAGGTAGTGTTAAAGTAAATCCTGAAATTGCGTTGTCAAATCGTTCTGTAAAAGGTTCTAATGTAAAGTCGTCAGTAGTCCAATATCTCGCTTCTTCACCGTGAACCCTATTATGTAAATAAAGCTTTTCACCATTTTTAAATATTGCAACTATATCTAAAGCAATAGAAAGTGTATCACTCAATACTTCTTGTTCGTTTTCTGCTTCGTTTGGTTCTACTAAATCAGCTACAACTAATTGAAAGTTATATTGCAACTGCCCTTTACCTGCATTTACATTTATTAAATTTATATGCAGTAGTGGAAAAAGTGTGTTCTTATTCAGATCTATGTCGAACAAATCTCCTGTTGTAACTGTTTTAATTTGTTTATGATCTTCACCTACACATTTCAGCGTGTCTATTACATTGTTTAGTGTTTTATACCGTATTGCGTCTATGCTCATATTTTACTTTTTGTGTTTCGTTTAAATCTAATTCATAAGACAACCAAGTTAAAGCTTCTAATAAAGAACGTTCCGTTATTAATTCAAGCTTTGAGAACTCTCCCCCTGTCAAGCGGTAGAGAACTCCGAACCATCCCCATTTGCTAACGAGTTCGTTTCCTCCTGTATCTTCTTCATCAGTTTCGCCAAATAAAGCTTCAAAATTATTAATAGTTCGCTGCCGAAATTCCAAAAAAAAACTAAGCTTTGCTGAACTTGTGCAGCGTTCATTTTATTTTTAAATTTTTCTGCTCGTTCCCTTCCCCCTGAATATGCTTCAATAGAATATACCTTACCTTCTTTGCTTGTAACTTTTCTAAATAGAACTGCCATTATCTTATGTATATTCTTTTCTAATCCGTCTTTCAAATAAGCTTCTATGTCTACCCATTCCCCTAAACTTATTTCATCACAATCAGGTAAAAATCCATACTCTTCACCGTCTATTTTAAAGACCTTTATTAGCTTTCCTTTTACTTGTAGGTCAGATAATTTTTCAAATATCGTTGCCACATCTTTTAAAGACATTTGGTCTATTAGTTTTTTAGGTATGTCTGAAAGTAAAGCTATTGTATCTTTTGCTTCCTTTGACTTTGCTTTTGATAACTTTTTACCTAAAGCTAATTGCTGCCACTTTTCAAGTGTAACATCATCCCAATTATCAATTATGTTATACTTCTTTGTCTTACCACCCTTAGTTATTTTTGCTTTCATACTTATATATAGAAAATTTGTTTATTTAGTTTAAAATAGTATATTTGCCTTGATTTTTCTTACTTGTTTTGGTGTTAGAATTAGTCGTGTCGCTAGGCACGGCTTTTTCTTTATTGTACAAAATACTTTCCTGAAGGTTTTATTTCGTAGTACATTCGCATAGCTAAAGCGTCTGCATAATCAGGTGACCGTCCTATTAAAGCTTTGATTGTGTCTTTAGCTACGATTTGTAGCTTAGTATCTTTGTCTTGGTTCTTTATTCTAATCTGTTCAAGTTCTTCTATTATATATTCCTTAATATTTATGTCAGGACAATCTATTCCTATTTGTCCTTCGTTTATTTTCTTTGCTAATGTATAGAAGCATTGTGTCTTTAAGTTCTGGTAGTTTTCTTTTCGCAAAGGTCTAGCATTATTTACAAACCCTTGACATCTTAAATAATCTTTTGCACCTCCACCTACACCATCTTCATCTATTACTACATTTCTTAAAGGCACTTGATATTTTTGTTGTATAGTCCTCACTTCATCTACGACATTATCTATTGATGATTTAAGTATCGTTCTGATAGTTTTAATTTGTAGACCTTCCCAATACATTATAACTGTTTTGTCTGAACCAAATCTTGCGACATCACAACTGATGTACTTTTCGCCTTCCACCCCTTTGTTTTCAAATAAACTTACAATAGCATTGTAGTCAATTAAATTGTCGTCTGTTGCGTCATACTCCCAATTCCCAAATAGTAATCGTTCTTTGCTTAACTTGTCTAACTTGCCTAATTGTTCTTTGTAGTGTTTAGAAATGTTTTCGTTATCATCTACTAATGCCTGAATAAACTTTCTGTGTTTAGGGAGTTCTTTGTTTTTATAAGGTCTATAAAAATCTGTGTATGTCCAATTCTTTGAAGGGTTGCAAGTCAATAGCAATTTCGGGATGAGATTGTATTCATCAAGTTTGTATCTTAACCTACTTGATACTATTTGCTTTGCTTTCTCAGTAATTTGGTTACACTCGTCAATAGCTGCAATAGTGAGTTCCATAGAACCCAAACTGTCAAAATTCCTGTCAGAAGGATATTGATAAAGGTCTTTAAGATAGATTTCACTACCATTCCAAAAAGATATAACATTTGTGTGACCATTGTATTTATAATGTTTAGGGGTTGTTAAATTCCATTGTTGGCAAACTTCAAATAAAGTATTAAGGGTTGTACTTTTTAAAACTGATAATTGGCTTCTTCCAAGTAAAGCCCTTATTCCTTTATGCTTTAAGCAACTTGATACTAAAGCAGCACATAAGAACCACGACTTGCCACCTCCTGCACCACCGCCAAAAAGTATCTCAGTAGTTTCATTGTCTTTAAGGTATGTAAAGGCAAGTGCTTGTTTATTCGTTAGTGTCGGTATTACTCGCATCTATATTAAATTCAATAGTAATAGGTTCGTCACCACTTGTAATATCTAGTTCTGACTTTTCAATATATCCTCTTTTTTTACCTCTGCACTTTAAGAAGAAAATAGTTGCTGAAGTATTACCATTTTCTATTTGGTTATGTAGTTTGCTTTCTGCAAAATCTAGTGCAATGTTTTCAATATCTTTTACTGACTTAGCAAACTCTTCATCTTCTTTTAGCCATTTATAGTATGTACTTCTTGGAAGATCTGCTTGTTTACAAGCAACTGTTACTACCCCCAAACTATTTTCCAACGCTTTTAAAATTACTTCCTTTTTTATGTGTCTACTTTTGTCCATTATTTTAATTTATTTTAATTGCTTTAAGTCCTGTAAATTGTTCCCATCTTTCTATTATTACATCACAATACTTTTCATCTAATTCCATTCCGTAACATTTTCTTTTAAGTTTCTCTGCTGCTATTAGTGTTGAGCCACTACCTAAAAATAAATCTAAAACGATACTATCCCTGATTGAACTGTTATTTATAGCAATCTCAATTAGGTCTATTGGTTTTGTAGTAGGATGTAATGGTGAACGAATAGGTCTTTTTACATCCCATACATCTGATTGCTTCCTGTCTTTTAACGGACATAATCTCGTAGCACCCTCCTTCCATCCATACCATATTGGCTCATATTTAGTATGATAGTCTTTCCTTGATAATACAAGATGGTCTTTATTCCAAATAATAGTAGAGCTCCAATGATACTGATTATCTTTTAATGCTAACATTAAATTACCCCATTCCTGTGCTGACATTACTATATAGGTTGGACAGCCATCTTTTGAGATTAAAGACATATTTGAAAATGAAGAACTCATAAACTCTTTAAAGTCTACTGTACCCATTTTATCATTTAAAATAGTTCTAGGCTTCCAAGATGGATGCTTGTCGTCTGCACCATAATTAACATTCCAAGGGGGGTCAGTAAATACCATGTCAGCCTTTTCTCCGCCCATTAGAGCCTCTGTGTCGGCTTTTATCGTAGCATCCCCACACATAACTCTATGTTCTCCTAATTGCCAAATATCCCCACGCTTTACTTTGCTTTCTTTTACTTCAGGTATTTCATCATCTTCTATTAATCCTGCTTCAGGTTCTTTATCATCTATGTTTTCCCATACATCTAAACCCCATTCAGCAAGTTCTACACTATCCCATTCATTCCCTAACATATCCCATTCCCACTCTCCGAACCCTACATTATCTTTTACTATAAATTCTTTTTTTTGTTCTTCTGTTAATCCTTTTGCAACTTTTACAGGTACATCTTTTAGCCCTGCTTCTACACAAGCCCTATAACGCATATTGCCACCTAGTATAACATTGCCTTCATCAATAACGATAGGTCTTAATTCTAGCATTTCAGGGAAGCCCTTTATTGACTTAACTAGCTTTTTAAATTTATCGTTCTTAATTATTCTAGGATTGTTTTCGTTTGGTTTTAACTTATTGATTTCCATATTATATAATAGATTTGCTTAATATTTATTTTTTACCTCTCAATCGTTTCTCCTTTTGTTTCGCTTTGTGTTGGATAATTCTATCTTCTTTTGTATATTCGTTTCTTATAATCGTTGGTATACCTTCGTTTTCTGTTAGGCATTCCATTTCTTGCTTACAACAAAAAGCATCTTTGTTTTGTATCTTCATATTCCTAAATACTAAAGTGTATTTATTTATTTCTATTTCTGTTTTACACTTTTTGCACTTGTATTTCATTGTCTATTTTTTCTATTAATTGTTCAGCAGTATATATCCTGTCCGTCTGTGAATAGTTCTCATATATGCAGGTGAAGTTATTATCTTCCCAAGTCCACAAAGCTTTAACATTGTTTTTAATATGATTTCTTAAAATCCATTTAATTGTTTTATATTTCATTTTACATATTTATTAATTCCTCTATATATTGAAGCTAAACAACTACTACAGTTGGTTGTAGTTTTATAAGATGTTCCGTATATTGTATTATATAGTTCTATCATTCGTGCTTTTGTTTCGTGGTCTTTTATCTGTTTGTTTTTTATGAATTTCCATATTTCTTGAACTTCTTTTTCTAGGTGTTTAGGGAGTTCTTTAGGTGCTTGTATTTCTTCTGTCTTTCCCCAAAGTCCTATCGCACATTCTGAAAAAGACAAAGAAGTTTTTACACGCATGAAGCAGCCACATTTTTTGCAATTTCCTGTTAGCTTAAAGTAGTGTTCGCAACCCTTACAAATCTTTAGCCGTTCTTTTCTTATTTTATTCTTTACAAAGTACTTCACTATTTAATATTTCTTTTAGTTTTGTTCTTACTTTTTTTATCGTACTAAATAAAGAGTTCCTGCTTATTCCTGTCTTTTCTGCTAAGCTGTCAAGTGTATGCTTATCTTCATAATAAACTTCAAAAACTCTCTTGTCGTACCAATACATATTATTTAATTCCTTTTCTATTTTATGGATTAGTTTCTTTTTATACAAGTCATCCTTTACGAAAGGAACTTGTGTAATGCTTGCAGCATCTACAATCTTTGTGTAGTATTTTCTATATGTATAATAATACTTGCTTGTTTTGCTAGTTAAAGCCCTATGAATAGCTACTGCACCGTACTTAACTATTCCTTCTAATCCATCTTTTTCGTAAATATCTATTAATGTTTGCTTGTTCATTTGCATAAAATACAACATCTGCTCTTGAACTACATTATCTATTGTATTTTTATCTTCTGTATAGTTTGAAGCAATAGCAACAAATCTATTTCTATTGTCTGCAATTAGCTTGTATATTTTATCAATCTTTTTCAATCTTTATATATTCTAGCTTTTCTATTAAGTCGTGGCTAAGGTTCATAAGTAAAACTTTGTAAGCCCTACACTTTGCACGGTTTCGTTTTGTTTCTACTCCTGCTAAAAATCCACTAAAGCAGCTCGTAGTATTTAAGGGGATAATACTCATAAAATCAGAATAGCCACCTAATTTCTTCCTAGAGTATTCGTTGTGATAATCTATAATAATATTTAAAACATCTTTGAAATCATTATACCTACTTTCGTTTGATAAATCTGCTATGCTTTCGCAAATTGTATATAAATAATTGTCTAATAAAATTTTGTGTTCTTGGTTTACGGCAATAGGTTTACGCATACGGCAAAATTAAGAAAAAAGTTACTCTATTCCTTCTTCTTTTTTTAACTTTTCAACAAGGTCTTTATAATAAGTAATCTTTTCTTCATAATCACTACGGCTAATCTTTGTAATTTGTCTTGCCATATATTCTAATGTTTCTGCTGTTCCTTTTCCATACTTGTTTTCTAAATAAATCGAAAATTGGAACTGTTCGCCCTGAGAAAAACAATTACACTTCAGGCACTGTACATCACAATTTTGTTCATTCCATCTTGTAGATAAATGTCGCCTACTTTGAAAATGACCGCACTGCATACCGCCTGTTTTATAGTGTGCCACCTTTCCACAAGTTACACATTGACAAAGCCCTTCTTTTGTAGCCCACCTTAATCTGATGTATAAGCTGAACCACTTATCAAGTTCTTTCTTTAGTTTGCTTATAGATTTTTGCAAAGCACTTTTGTTTTATGTGTATCAATTTTCCAACTATCAACTTCCGAATGTTTTATAAACCAAATTTTTGCTTTAGCCATTCCTAACCCAAGCCGCTTAATCGGCTGTATAAACATATAATGAGTTACCTCTTTTTCAATATTTTTATGTGAATTATAATTGACCATCAAAAACCTAGCATAGAGTGGTATATATTTTACATCAATCTTTTTACCTTCGCAAATTACATCTGCTTCAACTTCAGGTTCTGTGCCTAACATACTTACTGCTTCAAATTCTTGGTCGTTATAGGTAAAGAAGTGCCAAGATATTAATTCTGCTAAAACACCTGTTACATTATATTCTTTAGTTTTTTCACCGACATAATAATCTTTACCTTTATAATTCTTGTGCATACCCTTCGTTCTGTCTTGTGAAATATCTTCTGCAAGTTTATGAAAAATATAAGGATAGTTTATATATGTTTCATTCATCTTCAACAAACTTAGTACAAAAATAAGCTTCTAATATACAAGCTGCTATAATTATTACCCAAACGATTGTTAATATCTTCATTTTAAAATAGTTTTACTTGATTAATATTTTCTTTTCTTACTATACCTAACATAGTTTCAAATATTGTTTTACCTGCTTCATAATCTACTAAATTTCTCGCCACCTTACCTATTGATTGTTTTCCTTTATATTTTCTAAAATTATAGTCGTGATAATTAGATAAACTTTCTATATCAGTTTTAGAAAAGTTATCTACATTGTTTCTTCCTATTTTATTAGGTAAATTAAAGTTAGTCCAATACAAATGTCTCCCTCTTTTTTTAGCAGATATTAAAGGTTCGTAATAAGGTATAACATTTTCAACGACATATTTGCCATTAAAGTAATGTTTCAAAAATAGTATTTCTTGATACAATTTCATATCAGGATAGTTTTTCTTATAATTATCTTTGTTTTTCATTGAAATCGCTAATTTACTATGAGTTGGACAAGGAGGACTACTCCAAATAAAATCGTATTCTTTATAGTGGTCTAGTAGGTATTGGTGAGCATCTGTTATAATAACCTTATCATCAGGAAATCTCTCTTGATATAATCTAGCTAACTCTGGGTCTAACTCAATAGCTGTAACTTCTATATCTTCTTTTACTTCATTCCATTTGTATCGATTACCACCAAGACAAGCATATAAATTTAATATCTTCATTTTAATAAATTTTTAGGATAGTATTCTAATTCGTTAGGGTTTCTGTTTAGATATTCTACTTGGTGTATTGCATCATTTATTCTTTCTTTATGTTTTAAGCACCAACGATAGAAAGTCCTGATATTTAAAAAAGGTTCTTTTTCGTCATACCTTACACCTAAACGAAAAGCTACTTTTATTTGTTCTAATGTCAATGACTTTAATCTTTTATCTGTTTGTAAATCCTGATAGAATAGTTTAGAAAGTGCAGCCATTGTTTTACCATCAGTTCTTAAACCTAATTCAATAGAGGTTTTTGCTATAAGATCATATATATCTTCTGTTTTCATAATTTTTTATTTTGTTTTCTTATTGCTTTACCGTTTTTATAAAGATAATTTGCTGTAATTAATAGCCCTTTTATTGCTTTTTGCCTTTTATTTTTTATTGTTTTATTTTGGTGTTCTGCAATATCTATTAAAGCTACTTTTTCTGCAATGGTTATCCAACCTTTGAAATTCATAATAGTTCTTTTCCTTTTAGGTATTCGTTTAATTGACTATCTATTTTAGAAGTTCCTTTAGTTCCTTTATTAAATTTCTTTGCATTTTTCGCCCAACGTTTTAGCCGCAAAGATATATCAAAAGTTGTTTGCATTTCAAATTTCATTCTGCTATTTGATTTATTCGGTTCTGTCCAATAATCGCAAAATTCATTTAATAAATCTATATCATATCCATAGCCGTTTGTTGATTTTTTTACTGACTTTTCAAAGTCCTCTTTTCTATTAGATATATTATTATTATTTATTCTTATTTCTTTATTCTTATTAATAGTTTGCGTTTTTTTAATAAGTTGTTCCTCACTTTTTTTACACGTAGTCGTAAAATAATTTAATAAGTTGTCTTCAATAATTTTAAAATGTAGTTTTGCAGGAATACCGACTAACTTAGTTTCTATTATTCCTAACTCCTTCAACCTCTTAATGCACTTTCTTTGTTTATGTGAGGTCAACGTCGTATCGGCTTGAATATTCTTTGCAGTATTAAAAAACCATCCATCTATAAGTTGTTGGTTTTCAGTAAAATACTTCTCTTTAGAAATTAAGTCAGCTAATAGGACTACTTCGTGTAATCCTATTTCTTTAGCTAACTTTTTATTTACTACTAAAAATGCAGTACTACTTAGTAAGTTCTTCATAATAAATTAATGCTTATTGAATGATTGTAATTTTTTAATGCAAATTTAATATTTTTCAATACATAAGAAAATTCTCTATAAGAAGTTATTATCTTACAACCTACTTTACCTGAAGTTATAAGAATTTCAACCTGACACTTTTCGCTTTCTTTTACAAATTCTAAGATATGTCGTTTCATCCCTAAACAATCTTTAAAGAATGGTTTAGCTTCTTCTAGTTCTGTAAAAGCTTGATGTACTAAATTAAACATTTTTCTATAAGCAACCCAAGAAGTGTAGTTTGCCCCGTGAGTATTTTCGTAGTGATATATTAAAGACCTATCACGATTAAATACTTCAGCTATAACTCGGTGATGTATATCGTTCAAACGCCCTATATTAGCAGCTACTAATCTTGGTAATTGTATCTCTTGCTTTCTTGACTTAAACCTAAGCGAACCCTTCCGTAACCCCACTAACGAAGTAGTGAGGTTACAGATGTGTTCAAACTTTTCTTTGTCTGTTATTTTAGAACGGTAAGTCATTATTACTCTCTTTTATTCCGTTAGTAGTTTCGTTAATTACTTCCATCTTTTTATCCATTACCCATTCAACAAATACTTGTGCATTTTCGCAAACTTCTTCAGGTGAACAGCTACTCCCTCTGCAATAGTCAACGGCAGCTTTTAAGCTTGATTGTCTTACGATAAGGTGTTGAACGTTGTCATCCTTTTTATAATTAAAAGATTGTCCGTTACTTTGAGGTGGTGCGTAAAAGGGTTTTACTTTAGGAAATTTACCACCAATAAATTCATAATCTGCTTCCTGACCCTCTACAAATTTAGTTTGTTCTTGTGACTTACTGCTGTATTCTCCACAGTCGCCATTTTCAAATTCTACTTCAAATTTATACATCATTCCGTAGTTACCTTCCCAAGTTCCGTTAGCTGTTACTCTTTTTACTTTGTCTGTTTTCATAATTCAATTTTTATTAATTAATAATTTAGTTTATTCGGTTCATAACTTCACTTAATCTATACCTTATCATTTTCCTACCAAGTTTATAATAAGGTATTCTCCCATCCCTTCGCCAAGCGTTTAACGAAACTTTTGAAACTTTTATCTTTTTAGATAGTTCTTTTTCAGTAATAAAAGGTTCATCTACTCGACTAATCACATCTGTTAATTTTTCTACTAATTCATCTGTTTTCATAATTAATTTTTTAAAATTTGCCTACTCTTTAAGGTTTTCGGCTTCCCCATTTTATATCTCTCGTCCTGTGTGTTCCTTACAATCAGGACATAAATCGCTATCTGGCTGAAACTCTGCCCCACAACATTCACTCCTTTCTTCTTCTTCTTCAGCATTTTTATTAGGGTCTTCGCCTATTTCTTCTATATGTTTTATAGCTTGTTCTTTCATATAAGATAAATCAAGCCATTCTAATAATTCAATAGTATTGAAAACTATTGTAATGTTTTTTCCGGTCTCATCTTTGCCTGAAATCATTACCTCGTTTCTATGGCATTGATAAGTATTTATGTCGTGTAGGTTTTTATATTTCATAATTGTTTTATTGAGTTCTTAAAATTAATAATTTATTTTCATTTTCCTTATACAATTTACGATAAAATTTCAAATTTTCTTTTATCTCTTTATTGTATTGCTCACGCCTTTCTTCTTTATACCAAAAATCATCTTTTGATACAGGTTCGTAAGAATATATCTCATCTACCTTTAAAGTCCATTCGCCATTAATAGCTTCATCTAGTTGTTCTTGTGTACCAACGGCTCGAAACTCTTTAGCAGTATAGTTAAAGTCCTCTATATAAGTGCCTATTTGCCCATCTGCAACTAAAACAAAAAAAGGTTTATAGCTTTTATGTAGTACCCAATCTTGAACTAACATTGTCTTTGCTTTTGAGTTCTTACAATATAATTAACAGTTTCTCTAACCTCTTTTGCAGCGTGATAATGTCCATCTGCATTTTCGCCTGAATTTTTAATAGACAGGTTTTCGTGAAAAGTCGCTAATCTGTTTAGTTCGTTCATTACTAAATCAGCGTCAAATGATTTTACACCTCTATAATGTTCTTTTAAATCTATCTTGTTAGAAATGTCTATTGATTGTTTGCCTAATTTTTCTACTTCGGCTTGTAGTTCGTGAATTGTTTTCATTGTTTTTGTTTTTGATTAATATTATTTTAGTACATATAAGTTAATATATGCGATTTATACTACAAAAAAAAGGTAGATAACTTAATATCTACCTATATTGTTATGCTTTCCATTTACTAACTTCTCCTTTACTTACCTTTTCCATAAACTCATTTCCAAATGCAAAATTAAATACTTGTTCTTTTTGCTCTTTTGTGCAACTATTGATTTTTTTGTTTTTCAAAATTGCAACCATTTGCTTTTGTGTTAATGTTTTCATAATTTTGTTTTTAGTGATTAATAATAGGGCAAATATACGCCTTTTTATTTAAATAGGGTACTTTTAAACAAAAATATTTACAAAGTTATTAACAATTTATATGTTAATAATATAGTGTCATATAAGCGTTTGTAAGTGCTTCTAAGGGTGTAACACCTAGAAGGGTAGAAAGTGCCTAAAACGGCTCAACGGCATACTAAAAACGGAAGGTTTGATATTACAAAGGCATTAAAAGATTGATAGGTACTTTACCATTCAAAACCACTCCACAAGCTATTGCAGGTTTCTTACCACGTTTAGCGTAAGCCATAGCATAGCTGTCGTGGTCTATACCACAACCAACCTGCATACCAAAGATACGGAAGTTCTGTCCGACATATGTTTCGCAATAAACCTGTGTATGTAAATGACCCTGTACGGTGTTCATCATATCAGCACGGCACTTAGTCCTAGCTGTACCACCTTCACCGTGAATATATTGTACTCCGTCTATTACTAATCTATCTACAAATTCCCAATTCGGTACTTCTAATACTTCTTTATATGACTTAATCCATTTAGAAGGAATAGCAGAAGTTTGTGCTTTTCGCATAATCATTCTATCGTGATTGCCTATAATAACTGTTGCGTCAGGAAAAGCTTTATACCACCTACTTATTCTTTTGATAGCAAGTTCTAATTCGTCAGCACCACCCAAGCCGTCTGCGTCTGTTTCGTGGTAACTGCTATAATGGTGGTCGCAACAATCTCCAATAAACACCACATCAGTACAACCCCAATATGTGTATTGTTGTTTGCACCAATCTAAATATTCGTCTAAGCAAAAAGGTTCGTGAAGGTCGCCAATAACTAAGACATTTCGTTTAGCCATTCGCAAACCTTCAAGTACCTTAATTTCGTGTGGTTTTAGTCGGTATCTGTTATTTCGCACCTTTACCTAAATCAGCAATTCCCTGACCTAATATAAGGGCAATCACACTCATTAGAATATTTTGCGTTTGTGCAGCGTCTAGTCCGAAATTGTCGCTTAATAAAGTAGTCAAGCAGCCAACTACTGCATACCAAAACTTTTTACTCTTTAGCATCTGTCCGATAATGAAATTCTTTAACATAATATATAATTTTTAGTTAATAATTTTTGATTGTGAGTTCTATATTTTCGCCACCTAAAATAAGTATTTCTTTTATTAGTAAGTCCATAGCTTTTTTAGAGTTATTAACTCTATTTTGTTCACGACTTAAACCTACTAAGATACACCCCCTTGTGTCTTTTGCTGTATTACCTTTATGGAAAAGGATATAACTTCTGTCCTTTACTTCTTGTACTAATAGGTGTAAATAATCTCTTGTGGCACTTTCCCTAGCAAGTCGTAACCTTACTTTATAATCTCCTGAAGGGATACAACTAATATTTCTTTGATTGTTTAAATAAGGGTTTTCTAAGGTATCAGCAACCCTTTCACTATTTAAGTATAAAGTGCCTATTGTACTTTCTTCTGTGAAAGCATCCCTAATAAGTAACAGGTTTACTTTAGCCCTGACCTCGATTTCTTTTTTTGAATTTAGATTGCAACCTTGAAGCATTCTTAGAATGAACTCCTTTACGCTTTTTAGTAGTTTTTTGACGATAGACAAAGATACTATTTTTTGCCATTATTTATCTTTTGTATACTTCCAAATTGTGTAGCATATCGCACAAACAAGCGAAATAAGTGTAAGCCAATCATTTACATTTGCAAGTGATATTCCTATTGCACCTACATTTGCTGTTACTATTTGTATTGTGTCTTTCATCATTTTTTATTTTTTTATCTACATTTAAGTAGTTTTTTAACGCAACTTCATTTTGTGGTTTTACTTTATAGTATTTTCTCAATGTAAGTCGGGTGTTAAGAAGTCATCTATTGTTATTCCCCTTTTTTGTTCTTGTCCTATCTCCAAATTTATTCCCGAATAGTAGGCATCTCTATCTGGACTAATATCAGCACCCGTGTTTGTAGAGTATTCAGGGAAACTAGATAGATTATTTTTTATGTAGTCAATGAGCCGTTGTGTGTAGAACTCAGCTGTATTCCTTACCTCCTCACGCAAACTAGAAGCTTCTTCAGTACTTAAAGCTGTTCCCGTCTCGCTTGTCTTAGCATATATATTTCCGTTAGATACTTTAAACCTTAAAAATGGTAGGCACTCGTAAAACCCCCAGTGTACCAAACTGGGTCCGATATAATCGTCTACTAAAGTTTGATATGCTCCCGTTAAGGTACTTGCTGTAATATCAGCTTTTAATTTTTCGTATAAGTCCGTGCCAAGCTTTGTATGAATATACTTGGTCTGTGCGACTTTAATATATGGAAGGAGAAACTCAACATCAACATTTCCATTGATTGCCGTGCTATCCTTAATCTTATTTTCACTTACAAATAATACAGATGCCATAAGTCGTTGATTATCAGTTGTTTATATTAATTATCTTTATTTTATAAATCCTTTATTCGCCATTCTTTTTGGTGGTTTTGAAACTCTAGCGTCATTTGCTTTAGGGTAAAATCCTTTGTTTCTTGCTTTTGTTATACCTACTATTGCAGTAGCATCTTTTAGTTTTTTACCCCTTGCTTTTCCTAACTCAAAGAAGTAGATTTTCCTTAACCAATAATGATGACAGTTACCACCGCCTTTAAAGTAAAAGACATTGTAAGTATCAGCACCACCTTTACCCCAACCTGCATTTACCTTCATATTCTTCATTCTTAATATATCTTCTTTTCTGTATATCTTTTTTGCAGTCATCATTTTCTTACAAAATTCCCTTGACTTCCCTGACTTTCTTGTTAAAAATCCATCTTCTACATATTCGTACCTTACCCTATAAAGATTGTATTCCCTATCAAACCCTTCTTCACCTATTTCAGATGAAGGTGCGTCAGGATAAGCCCTACCTGTTGAAGCAAACTCTACTTTATGCTTTTCGTTTAGTTCTTTTTCAAAGTCAAAATCTTCTTCTTCAAATTCTACTATTTCTTCATCTATTAAGTCGTACCCTTCTAATTCATCTTCACCGTATTGCTCTATAAAGTTATCAAGTTCTGTTTTCTCTTGACTAAACTCTTCGTTTGGTTCTTCTAATGGGTCAAGCCCCAGTTCACCCCTTAATTCGTCTTGTGTTAGAACTTCTTTTAAAGTTTCGTTATCGAACTTAGTAGTAATAGGTGTAAGCTGTTTAATAGATATAGGTAAGTTCATATCGTTTACTTCAAATATCTTAGATAATGTCTTTAGTATGTTTGACTGGAATACTTTTATAACGGTATTTTGATATACTTCAAATGCACTGTTAAGTTCATCTACATTTGAACCTAGTCCTGTGTCGTTTTTAATTCCAAAAAGCATAGGGCTTGTAACACGGTGTCCTGTTAAGATGTTTTGTGTAAGAAGTTCCTGAAGTGCTAAAAATTGTTTATCCTGATTAGATACGCTTATAGGTGTTATTGTTGGTTCGTTTTCTTTTCCATCTGAAAAAGTTAATACAAACTTACCTGCATTTGTAGCCCCTGAAAACTTACTCTCTATCTGTCTTTCTATCTGTACTCTTTCCTCCCTTGTCGGAACTCCATTATTGAAATTTATCATCATTGACGGTGACATTCCGTTTTTCACATTTGCTAGGTGCATTGAAGAGATGTGTTGGTCAGTCAAACACCACGAAACACAACCTGAGTAGTCAGGAGTTCCGTAGACCTCCATCATAGGGCTATATAAACTAGAATAAAGTATTTGATTTGCTGAAGTTCTATCTTTTGTGTTAAAAGCTTTGATAGGTGTAGGTCTGTTTGCTGATTTTCTTGTGTTATTCCAATCTGAAGAAATGTAATATGTGTCTATAATACCCATTTCGTTGGGTAATCCTGCCCTGATTTTCTCGCAAGGGATGTGATATATCTCACTTATGGTTTGTCTATCCTTTGACCAAATAACATTAAGGGCATAAGCACCTTGAAGCTTGAGGTCAAAAGCTATCTTATCCATAACCTCCTGTAATGTTTCTTTAGAGTTTGCAGAATTGATAAACTTTTTAAGTCGTACTAAAGCGTCTAAGTTAGTTTCATCTTCTATTGTAATCCCTGCCCCTGAAATCATAGCAGCCGTCTGATTA